CGTGCTCTAACACACGCGCCTTCACCTCGCGCCAGTGCTCCGCGCGTCGAGCGCGCCATTTCCCCGCCGCCGCCGCGTCTTGAAATGCCGCCCACGATATGACGTCGCGAATGTATGGCGCGGCCGCGTCGTCGTCGATTTGCTCTTCCTCCCAAATCAAACGAATCGACGCACCGGGGCGCTGGATGTAGCGCAGCATTCCCCGGAAGGTCGCGCGATTCATCTTCTCCCGCGCGCTTGGTGTATGGCTTCCGCTTGCACGCTTCCGCTTCCGCGCTTTTGGGGGCCGCTTGGGATTGTCGCTCATTTCTGTGCTCCATACAAAGCCAAGCACGCTGCGTCCGCGATCCCGTCCATAGGCTTCCGCCGCCGTCCGGGTGTGAGGTTAATCGTCGGGAACACGCGTTGACATTTCAAAACTGCGCGCGCTTTCGTGTCCACGCCTTCCACCCCCTTTAGGACCACCTTTTGCCACGTCCTAGGGCGCACGATTTCGTATGGAATAGCGAGCGCCGTTAGCGCCATTTCTAGCGCGCCGTAACTTCGCCCAGCGGTAAACGCGGTGCTTCGGCCTTCGCCGGGGAACACTTGCGCGTGCTCCAAACACGCAAACAAACCCCCGCCCGCTTCGGCTTGGATCTCGCGTAGTAGACTCACCACGCGCGGCATATCGAGAATGCGTTTCGTGCCGCGCTTCCCATTGCGTGTGACCCCTACGTTAACCACTGGCATGGGCTCCACTGCAAACGGTTCTAGGTTCGCTCTAACGGCGACAATCGCACCGTTAGCTCCGTTGTCGATTCCGATAATCATAGCTCCGTCATGATGCTGTGTCCGTGTTTGTCGCGGCTTACTTTGATCGTCCGGCGCAAAGTAGACGACAATCGGGGATCGTGATCGATGATAACAACATCGGCAATCCCAGCGTTATGCAGCGCGTCCACCACGGCCGCCTTTCCATGCTCGTCTAGTCCCGAAAATACTTCCTCGTCTAACACTAGCAGAGATACCGCCAAGCCGCCGCCGGCGCATGCTTCCGCCACGCCTAGATCCACGGCGAGATTCACGCGTTTTCGCTCGCCGCCGCTGTATGTCAAAAGGTCGCGCTGCTCTCCGTCTGCATACACGTAGGTTTTGATCTCATCTTTCGTGTGGCCTTTGACTTCGCGCGTTGCTTGAAACTCGACTTCAATCTTGCGATCCGACAACACAGCAAGCCAACGGTTCGCGCTCGCTTCGATTGCTTGGATTGTCGCTTCCGCAAGGTGCGCCCTTGCGCCCTTCGGCCCTAATGCCTGCTCCCACGCCGTCGCCGCGTCCGCGATCCACTTGACCGATTTCGCGCGCGCGCGTGCAAGCTGTAGCTCGCGGTTCAAGCGCGCTGTCTGCTCTAGCTCGGCGACAATGCGCGACATGTGTGGATTGATCTGCGCTTGCACGTCGGCAAAGCGTGCGCGCGCGTGCTCCAATTCACGAGCTACAGCCGGCGCTTGTGCTTGGCGCGGTGTGCATTCCGCTAGGCGTTCGCGCCATTTCGAGCGCTCCGATTCAAGCCATTCCTCCGCCCCGCGCTTTGCCTCAGCGCACGCGTCGCGGTGTGCTTTCGCGGCGTCGAGCGCTTTGCTCGCTTGGTCCGCTTCGCTCGACTTGGACGACAATCCTTCCAGCGCGGAAATGCCAACTGTTTGGCCGCATGTGGGGCATGCTTCGCCGATTGCAAGTGCCGCAATCTTACTCGCCTCGCTGGCGAACACTCGGTGATCTGCGAACGCTTGATTGTATGCCGCTTGCGCGTCTTTGATCGCGTCGATGTATGGGGACCAGTCAAGCGCCGGTTCCGACGCTAGCAGGGTTGCATGCTCGGCTGAATTGTCACTCGACGCCGCATCGGCTTTCACGGCCTCAGCGTGGGCTTTTTCGAGCGCTTCAATCTCGCGCTTCAATCTCGCGCACCGTTCCGCATGCGTTGCGTTCCACGCTTCCGCGGCTGCTTCCGTTTTGGCGGTGTCGTAGCGGCCTAGCGCGTGCTCTGTGTGTTCGATCTCGCGCGCGATCTGTTTAGCTTCGGCTTCGGCTTCTTGCCGCGCCGCTTTCGCTTTCGCGTGCTGCTCTGCGAGCGCTTCCGCGCCGCTAATTGCGTCGAGGATTTCACGCTTGCGGGCGTCGGTTGCCTCAGCAAAAGACCACGGGTCCGCTTGGCCTCGCACAACCGTGCGGCACCAAACATCGTATGTCGCGCCTAAGAGCGCGTCGACCGTGTGTTGGCCTGCGTCCGCAAGCGGTGCCCCGTCGAGCGCAATTTCTAGCGTGTCAGACCCCGCCAGACCCCGCACGCGTTTGATTTCGTAAATCGCCTTGTGTGCGTCTCTAACGCGCACCGTCACCTCAGCCTTGGGTTGACCCTTGGAAACGATTGCACGCCCCCCTAGTGCCCTTGTACCGCTGCCCATGCGCTCGGGCGTAGCTTTCCCGTAAAGGCACCACGTCAACGCCTTGCTCGCGACCGTCGATTTGCCCGCGCCATTGTCGCCGACAATTGCGACCGGGCCTTGACCGCCTAGCTCCAACGTTTGCGGGGTAGGGCCATAGCTCCCGAAGCCTGCTACTGTGATCGATTCAATCGTTACCATACGCCGCGATCCTTTGCCCACTCGTGAAGGTCCACCGGGCGCGCGCCGGTTTTAGGACCAAATACGCGGTCAATATATTGACGCGCGGCGTCGCGCGGCTTGGCGGTCCGGTCGATAACGTTGCGCCGACTTTCCGCCGCTTGGGCGACAATCGATGCGCCCTCTAGTCCTGCGCGCTTGATCGCTTTTGCGCGGTCTTTGACTTCGCTACGCGTCGCCGTTGTCACGATCCGAATCCGGTCCCCGTCCCGGCTCCCTTCCGGCCGCTGGGGTGCCTCGGTTTCGTTTGGGTTCCACTCGACGGTCCAATGCCGGGGGGCCGTCGTTTCAAACGCGATGCGCTTCGGCGGCTCGGGTGCGTTTGGGTCGAATGTCGCCCAACGTAGCCAGCCCTTCGCTTGCCCCTCTTCGGCGAACGATGTTTGCCACGGGCTCCCGCAATAGATCACGGGGCCGATCACTTGTGGCATGTGGTAGTGCCCAGAGATCACTAGGTCCGCGCCAATGTTTGCCGGGGATAGTCCGTCTCGGTTGCGCACCATGTTATTGAGGTAGCTGCCGCGCCAACCTTGGTGCGTCCACCAATATTTGTGCGCGTCTCCGTTGTGTGCTTTGACTTCCGGCCAAAACTCGCTTGCGGGCACGTAGGGCACCGCGAGCCCGATTTCTGTTTCGGCTGTCTCGCTAATCACGCGGACGCGCCCGCCCGCTAACGCCTCGCACGCGTTCCGCCGTCCGTTGTATTGATCATGGTTTCCAACCGTGACAAACACGTCCCCGCGAAAGGATGCAAGCGTGTCACGCAAGCGGTTGAACGTCGGCATGTGGACGTTTTCAGCTTGGTCGAACACGTCGCCGACGATAACGGTGATGCCACCGTGTTCGGCGTCGTCAGCATGCAACGCGTCGAGCGCTTCGAACACCCACCGGGCGCTTCGTGTAGTCAGGTGTAGATCGCTGGTGGCACGTAGGATCATACTCTGCCTTCTTGGTAGATCGCGCGCAATTTGGACGACAATTCTGCGTTATCGCGCATCATGCCTTCCAGATCATTCCACCCCCGAAACGCCTTGTCGGCGTCGTCCAAGATTGTCGCATCTGTGAAGCGCGACCACCCCCCGCCCACGCGAATAATTCCGCGCTCTTTCAAATCCTCGTGAATCGCCCACGCGTCTACAGCGCCGCGCCCGAAAACAAGTCCGTAGCGTTCGATCCTAAATGGATCGTTCAGCTTGTTCTTAGGCACCTTGATCTTGACTTCCTGCCCGACGGGCGGGTGCCCCGATTGTCGGCTTTGTCCGGGCGCGAAAATGTCGCCGCACTTGTCGACTTCGACGCGGATGGTGGTGTGGTATTTGATCCCGCTCCCTCCATAAGTCTCGGAAGTGTTACCGTAGTTTGCGCGCCCTCCCATCGGGATTTTTTCATAGCGCTGGTTAATCAGTACGACGCCGATCGCCTCGTCGTCGATTAGCTGAATCAACCGGCGCAGATTGCGCTTGATCACACGCGCGGCGGTCGCCGGGTGAATGTCGCGCGCGGAGCCTTCTAGCTCCGCTTCGGTCGCGGTTCCGGCAACACTATCCCAGCCGATCACAACGGGCGCGTCTGCCGGCTGGATTAGCTCGTTATAGCGACCGCTTTGGAAGTCCCCCACCGCCGCCTTTCGCTCGGCGCTGTCCTCGGTATGAATAATCACGGGTTGGAGCAACGCGCGTGACTGTTGGTCACGGATGCCCGTTTGCTTCAACCCTTCAACCCGTTGCCAATCGAGGAGCGCCGCCGCTTGGGCGCGTCCCCATTGCGCAAAGCTATAGGACGCAATCGGCTTGGCGTTCTTACCTTGTGTGTTTGGGTCAAACACGAGGTATTTGTACGTCTCTAGCTTCGGCAGTTTGATCCCGGCACGCGCCATTGCGTCTGCCCACGCAACGGCGTTTAGGTGCGCCACACTCCGCACCAGCGTTTCAACCTCGTCAAACATCCCCTCGACGGTCTTACCATCGATCCAAACAAGCGAGCCGGGCTGGACGCCAAGGCTTTTCATGTACGCACGATTGCGGCCGCGCTCTGTGTCGGCCAACACTCCGATCCCGCCTTGCGCTTGGGTCGCCGCGAAGATTTGGTCGAGCATTGTCGACTTACCAGCACCGGCCCAGCCGCTAATTTCAGTTACGCGGCCTAGCGGGATTCCAGCAGTACCGATTGCTCGCTCCAACGCTGCGTTGTTTGTCGGAACGTAGCCGCGCGGCTTGCCCATTTCCTCGCTCATATCAAGCGTCGCCGCGCTTCCCTCCCCGTGCGCTTGACGAACGTTTGACGCTAGTTGACGCGCTAACAGGTTGCGCCGTGGCGCGGCAGGAATTGTCGCCGCGCGTGGTTTAGGTGGTCGTGCCATTGATCTCCCGTTTTGCTTGCTCAAGTGTTAAGCGCTTCGCAGCCGGCGTGCCCGTAGTTTGCTGGCGACAATCCAGCGCGTGCGCGCATTCAATACACGCGCGATCACCAGCAAACCAAGATCCGAAGCACGCTAGAAGGCGTTTCCCGCGCGCGGATTCGGCGGTGCGGGTGGTCCGTTCGGGCGCGCGGGCGGCGCGGGCGTAGCAGGCGCTTCAGCGGCGGCGTGCGCTTCAGCAAACTCATCCAGCGCCGTCGTGTCCGCCCACTCCGCCATCCCGTCGCGCCAAACAAAATGCGCTTGCGTCGGGTTCGCTTTGATCTCTTCGGCCACGGTTTGAGTCGTCAGCCCGTCGCGTTGCGCGCCTTCGGGGGGTAGGTAGGACCAATGCACAGCAACCGGGGCGGACGGCGGCGGCACATTCGCTACCGGCGCGGGGGTCGACCAGTCGCCGCCGTTCGGCGTGGGCGTATATGTACCGCGTTTGTTCCCTTTGCGCGGGTCCAGCGTCGCCGCCGCTTCGGCCAAGTCGTCGAGGCTTGCAGGCTTCGCAAGCCCTTCGAGGTCGTTGGCCTTGCTTGCGATCTCGCGCCACTCGTCACCAAGGGGCGCGCTGTCCATGTCCGTCACGCTATACCGGATGTCGACGTTCTTCGGGCCGATCCGCCGCGTGGTCAGGATTAGATCCCGGCCCGTTTCAACGTCTTCGATAAACGCACGTTTTGCCATGCAAATATCAAGAATTGCGTGGTGAAGCGCGCGGGAGAAACCCCAGATTTTCGGCGTCTCGGGGTGGTTTTCGTCCTCCAAATCGATCACGTTCGCGAAGATCCGTTGGCGTGCCGATGCTTCCTTCGCGACTTGCAAATGCTCGGGGTCGCGCGTGCTGTACAACTCGCGCGAAAGCTGGCAAAGCGGGCACACCTTCGGCCCGTTCAAATCGTCGTGGTTATCGGGGCACACAAACGCGCGGGCTTTCCCGTCGACGCGAATCATGTGCTGGTCGATTGCCACCCAAAACTCATCGTACTCCCCACCATTTTGGTTCGGGCGCGGGACAATGCGGACGTTCTGCCGCGATTGCTCGCCTTTCCGCGCGGGCTTGTTCGTTTTAAGCCAAACAAAGTCACCGCCGCTCGATTCGCGGCGGTCGTCGCGGGCTTTCATTCGGTTCATTGCGCGCTCATAAGCGCTAAAATCGCGTGCCATACTATTTGCTCCTGCGTACGGGCGGTGGGGGCGGGCCAGCTTGCGCCGCGCCGGTTGCGTCTACTCGGTCTATGGCGGGGGCTGGCGTTTGGTCCGCCACAATTCTTGATCTCGGATTGTCGCCTACCGAAGCGGTCGCACCTTCTGTATCTGCCAACGCGCGAACCGCCCACGTGCGTGCTTTCGCGGCGTCGAGCGCCGCGTGGATTGTCGCCCATGCCTCCTCTCGCTCGGCCATCTTCCGATGGTGTTCGCGATATTCGGGTAGCGTGCGCACATACGATTCAACGGCCGTCACCGATGGAATTTTGCCCGGTTTAGCGTTGCCCTTCGCGTCAACGCCGGGGGCTCCGGCGCAAGCAAAGCCGGCTTCGATTGCGGCATCCAAGTCGTTTGTTAGCGCGTGAACAACCGAGTCGCGCCAAACACGGTAGTCCACTTCGGCGTTTGCTTTTTCTCGGTATGCGAGCGCGACGATACGGCCTAGCTCGCATACAAGCTGCGGCGTCTCGGCCGCTTCAGCCACAAGTTTGTTTGGGTTTGTCGCCACCAATAGCGCTAGGTAGCTGCCGGTATACTCGTCACCGTTCACTACTACAGGGGGAGCGCTCGCCAGCGTTTGAATGAGTGTCCTATCCATTCCATTCCTTCTTGTCGGCCCAATTTGTTGTAGAGACTTCCAGATCGGCGATCACCGGGATCGGGCCAAACACCCCGCGGAAGTTTTCCATAATTCTCTGCACCTCGCGTGCGACGTGCGGAGTGTCCACCGCGTCGCAATCGACGTGAATTTCATCGTGAACCGTAGACGTAGACGTTGCAGGAAGCTCGCCGCGCTGTTGCGCGGCCCATAGCTGCACGATGCTAAACCGCGTTAGCTCGGCGGCGCTGCCTTGCACCAAACACGCAAACATACTTCGCTCTTCCTCCGCGCGAAGCGAGTCGTCGGTCCAGTCTAATCGCTTGCCATGCTTAGAGCGCCCCGCCCAATTCGTGAACGACAATCCATTGTCGCGCATCTTACGCAGAAGTTTAGCCCGCGTCTGTTCAATCTCTGGATTCGCACGATGGTAGGCCGCGTGATATTGCCGCGCCGTCGTTTCATCCATACGCAACTCAGGGTTGCTCTGTAGCAGGTTTGGACCGCCGCCATAGGGCACCCCAAAGTTAATGATTTTGGACGCGCTGCGCTTTCGTTTGAAATCGGGGGACTCGGGGTCCGCGCCGAATACGCGTTGCGCTACCAAACCGTGAATGTCTACGGGAGCTTCAGACTGGCGTTGTTTTCGGTATGTCTCATAGTCGATTTGACCCCATCGATACGCGTCATAGGCAGCCGACTCATACGCTTTGGTTAGCGTCGCGTTGTTTGTTATCCACGCAAGCATCCGAAGCTCGATTTGCGAGTAGTCGCAGAACACACGCGCGCGATTGTCGTCCACCGGGAACGCGCGGCGCACTAGCGCAGAAAGCGCCGGGTGCCGGCTCGGGATGTTTTGGAAGTTTGGTGCGCTGGACGATAGCCGCCCGGACGCCGCGCCCGCTTGGTTGAATTGCGGGTGAATACGGCCGCCCGAATCGCATTTGTCAATGAGGCTATCGGTGTATGTAGTCAGCACTTTGTGCCGCGCCCGCCATTCTATGAGCGGGTCGATTCCTTTGTGATCAGCCGCAAAATCAGTCAGTGCGGCTTTGTCCACACTCGGCTGGCCTTTAACTGTCAAGCGCGTAACCGGCATCCCTAAACGGTTGTAGATCAAGTCACGCACTTCGCGCTCGTTATTCCAAGCGATTTCACAGCCGAATGCTTCGGTGCAATTGTCGCCTAGTTTGTCCATTTCGATCTGTAGCTGTAGCTTCACCCGCTCCAAATAAGCAGCATCGACGCGCTGGCCCGTAAACTCCATGTCGGCGAGCGCGCGCACCAAAAGCATTTCATTCGCGTAAAGCGTTTGTCGCGCGTCGTCGGCGGGTTCCGCGCGTCCACTGGCCCGCCTGTATTGCGTGCGGTGCAGCGCGAGCGTGTGGCCGATGTCGCGACACGCATATTCACCCTCTAGCGTTACGGGGACCTGTGCGTGCCCATAACGGTCTAGGTAAGCAGTACGGGACAAGCGAAGCCGTTTACATTGTGCAGCGATCCACGAATCCACCGCGTCTTTCATTTCGGTGGCGTCGCCATACGGACTGCAATTATACCTCCCCACACAACGCTCTAGCCCACGGGGTAACGTCTCATCGATTAGCACCGCTTGGATCATCGTGTCGTGGATCGGCGTCCAGCCGGGGACAGCCCAGCCCGCCGCGCGTGCTTGGTTCAAGTCGAATTTGAGGTTGTGGCCGATGATTTCGGGTGCCGTGCGCATAACCGCTTCAAACGCTTGCTTAGCGCGGTCGGGGTCGCATTGTACGTCCGTTGTTTGGTGCGCAAACGGGACGTACCACGCGCGCGGTCCGCCCGTTGTTTGGTAGCCAAGCCCGACCCCGATAGGCAGTTGACCGGCCCACCAACGCAGACCAGCGGTTTCAAAGTCCCACGCGACCGCCTTGGCATCCTTCAATTCGGCGACCATTTCGGCCAAGCCGTCGCCCGTCGTTACAATGCGGTGATTCGGGCTCAGTTTGGGCGCAAAGAGCATAGCCATTCCGTTAATTGTCGTCGATAAATCGGGTCGGTTTGCGCGGCCTCTAAGTGCTCGGGTAAAACCTCCCGCGCGTTAGTGCGCCCCGTCAATTCCGCGACGATATGCACGTCAACGCCCTGCCAGCGCACAACGATCTCAGCAATCGGTAAATTGTCGTCGTCGCCGGCAGTCAGCGCGACGTTGAACGTTCCGGGTTCGACCATGCGCGTCGCGTCGTGTGTGTGATCGAGGTCGGTTAATTGTCGCATATCTACGGACCACACCTTTTGACCGCGAACGTCTGTTCGCACTAGGTCTATGTCGCCATACCTACTTGTTTTCACGATCTCCGTCTCCGTAGCCTAAAGAAGTCGTTTCCGCTCCGGCACTTCAAGTGAGGAGCGATCACACATACGATTGCCGTTAAGGTCCGGTATCGTTTGTCTTTGTAGACGTAGCGCCAATAGCCCTTGGCATTTGCGGGCGCTGGCGGGACCACGTAAACCCAATGCCGCGCGCCCTTGTAGTCGCGATAGATTGCCGCGCCTACGGGCAAGTCTTCGGCGCGGTAGTCGACGGGTTGGCGTGTCATGTATGGATTGACGCAATTGAACCCGTCGGGATGATCCCATCGACTCACTTGCGCGTCCTCGCCTTCGGTGGTCGCCGCTTCGGTTTGTACGGCTTTGCGATTGTCGCCGCCACGGAAGGCGGGACGTGACGCGGTGCGTCGACGTCGCCGCTTGCGAGCGCGCGCAAGTAGCCTTTGTCCTCGCGCCAGCACGACGCCGCAAACACGCACCCCGCGCAAAGCGCGCGCGTGGGCGCGTACGCGCTTCCGTGACACGCGGGCGCATTGTCGTCCGCTTTGATCGCTAGCAGCGCCAGCGCTTCGGCCTCGCTGCCACGAAACGCCAAAACCCCCGCGTCCGCTAGCGCTCTACGGGTTTCGTCCGTAGGCACTGCGGTCGCGAGGGCGGATAGGGGGATCTCATTCAACGGCATGGAACCAAGCTGTTTGGATTGTCGGCGCGTTTGCGTCTAGTGCATCGTCCAAACTGTCTATGCCGATCCGTTGCAGAAAGTCGCGCGCTTTCCCCTTCGCGCGGTAGACCTTTCGTTTTATATCCTGATTGTCGCCTTGAATGTGCTTGGCGATCTCACGGTTCGTCCAGCCGAGCGCGCGCAGCCGTAGCAACGCGATTTCCTGCGGGGATAGGATTGTCGCAAGCACCGCCTCCCACTGCGCCGCCGTGACTTGCGATTGTTTGGCGCTCGCCGCGTCGTCGGGGTTTGGATTGTCGTCGGCAATCGACGCGTGCTCGTCGACGTCCTCGGCGTTGCCTCGCTCGATTGCGGCAGCAATCTGCTGGTACAGCTTGCCGCGCCGCCTTCGGATTGCCGCGTTAACATACTTGTCCGGCGGCGGGTCTTCGGATTGTCGTGCCCAATAGCGACACGCCATGACGACGGCGATTTCCAATTCTGCCGCCGCGTCTTCGGTGGTCATTCCGATTGCCGCCAGTCCCCCCACCCGTGCAGCAACCGAAATGCAACGCTTTCGGTACGCTTGCACGGTGGTGGTTTCATACCGGCTATCCACGACGCGCGGACCCCGAACCGCCGAGCAGAAGGCGCGAAAGCGCTCGCATTGTCGCCCCATTCAATCCTTGCGCGTCGATGGTGACATGACCCGTTGCGGCGCGCTCGGGCGTAGCACTCCGGTTAGCGTAAAAGCTAGAAAACGCTTTTCGCGCAGTCTCACCCAAACCAACGCCGATACCATAAATTTCGATACCCGCGTGCGCTACACGTTCGATCATGTCGGAAAGGTGCTTAGCGTCGTTATGACCGTCAGCGCCGGCCGGCAGCCCGTCCGCGATCACAAT